GCAGGCACAAGGTTAAAGTTGTTGCGCTGGGTCGTGTCACCTTGGCCGAGCTGGCCGTAGCCGTTGTAGCCACAAGAGTGCACAGTGCCGTCATCACACAAGACGAGGATGGAGTTGTAACCCTCAGTGCCGCAGCTAACCGCGACGTGTGTCACCACTTTACCGTTGATGGAGTTTAGCTCGTTGGCGCTGGCGTTGTAAGGTATGCGCTGGTCGGATGTGTTGCCCGTGCCAAGCTGCCCATAGCCGTTGTAGCCCCAGCACCACAGCTCACCATCTTTGTCGATGCAGTAGTTAGAGCTGCTGTAATTCAGGTACAGCTTCGCAGCGCCGGGGAAGCCGGGGGCAAAGCCGGGGCGCACGGGGTAGGAACGATCAGCAGTCGTGCCGTCGCCCAGCTTGAAAGAAGTGCCGTTGTGCCCCCACATGCGCACGCTGTCGTCGTTCATGATGACGCCGGAGAAGCGGTAGCCCAGTGTTGAGGCGTGCTTCTCGGTCATGCTCGCTGGGAGAGCCTTAACACGCGTGGAAGACCGTACGTCAGCAGGGCCCCACACTGGTAGCAGTGTGTCTTTGTCGACTTGCAGGACTTGCCCAGCTTCGCCGATGGGGAGCGCCACCAAGCCAGAGCCGTTGTTGTAGATTACTTCGCCTGCGGATGAGGAAACACCAGCCGTTCCTTGGGCGAATAAATCCCAGAGCACGCCCACCACTGGGGCCACACCGACGACGTTGGAACCTTTACAGACGTAGCTGTCTCCGTTGTAGCTGACGACGTCTTGTCCGTTGTATGTTGTTGCTGCATTGTATTCGCCCTGCCACTTGAACGCGATCTTGCCTAGATTGATGGAAGCCATATATTTACCTCTTAGAAAAGAATTTGTCGGGGGACGTAAGTGTTTTCGCTATCGTCATCGCCGTTCACGCTGTAGTACCCTGAGCCGGACGAGTAGACCTGCCCATCCGACGTCAAGAAGTGCGCGGTCATGTAGGGTTGCGCGACCGCAGCGTACCCTGAAATCTGGAAGTCGATGATGGTCTTGTCCAGCATGACAGGCTTAGCGCTGGAAGCTGGGCGGCCAGCTGGCGCGTCCCCCACCCCATGGAAGCCAGTATCGTCATGCCCCCACATCACCACAGTGCCGTCGCTCGTCAAGATACCGCAAGAGGCAGAGTACTGAGAACCGTACATTGTCAGCCGGGTGCCATTTTTGAGGATGCCTGCGCCTTCCTGTGCCCACGTGTTGCGCGCAGGGGTAACAACGCTGAAGTTGCCGTCCCCCGTCGCTTGCACAGTGCCGTCGTCCATCAGCGCGACTAGCTTCGGGTATCCGCCTTGCACTGCTGCGTATTCCTTGACGCCCTCAAGAACTTTGTAGGGGTGCAGTGCGCTGCCAGTCCACACGTCTGCGTTGTACCCTACCCCCCACCCGCAGCTAAATTGCCCGCCTTGGTTACCCCACACATACAGGTCACCGTTCTCCAACACAACACCCTGCGTGCGGTAGTTGTTGTACCCAGCTATCCAGTGCGCGTCGGTCTCAGACATCATGACCTGCTTGACGGGCTTGTCGAGGCCCCACGGCATCCACTGCCTGTGCGGCCACACGTCAGCCCCACCGCCTGCGCCACACGTGTTGTACTCGCCAGCAACGTATAGTTCGCCCTCGCGGCTAATTAGCGCAGACGCGCCGAGCAGAGACCCCTGCATCGTCATCTCTTTAATTGGCACGCTCTCGGTGAACGGGATTAGGCGCGGGAACGCTGAGGTGCCGGTTATGCCTAAAGAGGTGTATTGGTTGGTGCCCACGCAGTACACGCGGCCTTGGTCGTCCAAGAACATAGCTTGCCGGTAGCTGTTGTCGCCGTAAGCACCGCGAATCTTCACAAACTTGGCGTCGGAGGGGATGTCTCCGTAGCCCTGTAGTTTTTTAGGTATCGCGTGGTCGCCTGTGTTAGTGCCAGTCATTCCACTGGCCGCCTCACCAGAACTCCACAGCCCACCATCAGCGGTAATGTAGTATGTGGTAGCCCACACGTTGTAGATGCTTGTGACTGGTGGGGTGCCGGGGGGAAACGCCACCCGTGCTGGGAAAGTTCGCCCTATATCGCCTGAGTTGCCTGCGCCGCCGCGCCCCATGGTTTGCGAGCCCCAAGTGCGACAAGAACCGTCGTGCATAACAGCGGTCATGTAGTAAGAGGCCGCTAGATACTGCCCCAAGCGCCCTGTGCGCGCGTCCATTAGCTGCGTAGCGAGAGTGCCGTTCTTGGTGTCTTGGAAGCGGAACTCGACGCCGCCAGCACCCTTGGAGTGCAGCACCATGTTGCCAAAGCCGCCAGCAGACACGCCGCCAGTCAGCAAGTGGCCCTTGAGGGTCGCGTCTTGTTGGCCCAGTGCAAACGCCGCAGGCGCGCCGTTGCGGATTACATACGCGCCGCCGTCCTTGTAGACCACGTCGTTCTCGGCGTAAGACAAGAACTCGCTGTAAATGCCCTTCCAGCGGTAGCCAATCTGGCTTATGTCGATATTCATAGGTTAACCACCAAGTTGTTGTTCACCACGCTGTAAGACACACCGTCGCCAATTGCCCAAGTCGTGTACTCGTCTGCATTATAGTCGTCAGTTCCTGTGGTGTGAAGCAGCTCTGTGCCGTCTGCACTCAGGTTAAAGCCGAAAAACGTAGGGCGGGCAACAGAACTAACCAGCTCGTAGCCAGACTCGTCCTCTTTAACGCGCAAGAAGTTCGATGCCTCACCCGCCAAAGAGTTGGGGATGTTGATCGAAGCTGCCGCGATTTCTGCGGCGTCCTGCGCAGCTGCTGCAGCCACCAGCGCTTCTGCTGCGTCAGTAGCAGCCTGTTCAGCAGTCTCCGCAGCGATGCGGGCGTTATCTTCAGCCACGGTGCCGTCACCGCCGATGCGGCCCCAGCCGTCTTTGTCGTAGCCCTCGAAGACCTCAAGCTCGCTGTTGTAGCGCAACATGCCGCCTGCGGGAGTTGGGCCGCGCTCTTCTGTCGTTCCTTGTGGAATCAGCGCAGAGCCAGATGTTGGGTCAGCACGAACCACTTGGTTGAAGACGTGCTCGATGCCACCAGCGGTCATGCGCAAGGCGATGGGGTCGCCAGCGTTCCACATGTAGGCTGTGGTGCCCTCTTGGGCACGCACTACTGTCATAGCATCTTCTAGGCGGGCCGTCACCTTAACAATCTCGCGGTCGAGCGAGGCGTTTTCTAGCGTCAAGTAGAAGAAGTCGCCATCAACCGTAATCTCAGGGAAGCGCTCGCCTTGCCCCGGCTCTACAGCAATCGTGGTGTCTTCGTCGTCAATGCCCGTGGCGATTGTCGAATACGCGAAGTTCGTGAATTTTATGTCTGCCATTTAGCGCCTCATGCGAAAGGTTGCATTTGCACAGACAGGTCGTCTGCGTTGTAGCCGCGCAAAGCGCGGTCTCTTGCAGCTGCTAGAAGCTGCGTCCACTGCTTGCCGTGTATGGCCGCCAACTTGGGCTCAGCCCAGCCGCGCCCGTTCATCAGCATCAGGTCGTACATAACACCGTGGAAAATGACTCGCTGGAACTCGTTGTACAAGTCCAAGTCCCACTCGGTCGCGGTGGCTGAAGGGCGCAGGTAACCGCGCAAGTTCAGCGTGCCTGCCGTATCAGGAGTAGGCGCGAGCATTAACTGCCCCAATGTCGCACTGGTGACGTACTGCGGGGTGCCCACTTCGTCTTCAGGCCAGTTGGGAAAGCGGCGCTTGACAGCGTCGAGCTGTGTCCAAGTCAGATTAGTTTTCCGGCCACCGATTAGTGTGTACCCACCCGTAACGTCCGTACAGACCGCGTAGGCGACTGGCGGCTGCAAAGGGTAGGTTACCCTACCAACCTCGATGTCAACGGGCAGGAAGTCCTCGTGCCACACCTTAGCGCGCTGACACATGTCTGTGATGACTTTGTGCACCGTGCGTGCGATTACAGGGTCTGGGCAGCCGGGGACGTAGATGCTCAGGTCATCGACCATCGCGGCAAACGACAGCGTCTGCTGTGTGTTCTGTAGGGGCGTTAAGACTATCGGCATCGTTTACCCCTTAGTGGCTGGCCAGTTTCACAGAAATCTGCGCTGACGGGATGGATGGGCAGAACGTCTCTTGTGCGACGGCTGTTAACTTCACGCCTGTGTCATCTGCGGCCCACACAACCTCGAAGTAGTCTGTGGCCTCCATAGGCACCATAAAGTCCCAAGAAACCACAACGTTCGTGCCACTGCCTGCGACCGACACTTTTCTAGCGGAGTCGGGAATGTCCACGCCGTTTTTGCGGCCCCATATCCACACGTAGCTGGTGTTGGACGAACTCTTGGCCAACTGGCCTGTGAACCCGAAGTCCTGCAAGCCTGCTTGCTGTGGATAAATCTTGGTGTTGTCTACGATGGTCGGGCCACTCTCGATGTCCATAACCTCGAACGCCACCACTGTGGGCGTCTCAACAGCCGCAACAGCCTGTGTGACGTGGCTGGCGTACGTTGCGTAGTGCAGGTGCGCAGTCAGCTGGGGGCGTACAAGAATGGTTCCTGTCGTCGCGCCCACTCGCAGAACCGCAGCCATCAGCAGCGACTGTGAAGGCACTGCAGGCTCGATGTTAGTCATCGCGCCGGGAATAGTTGGGTGGATGTAGAGCAGGTCGCCCGGGGCCCACACCTCACTGACTTGAAAGCCTGTGGTGTTGATGTTGCGAACCTTGCCAAACATCGTTGCGCGCCCGTACGCGCCGTTGCCGATGTCCTGCGTCACAATGCCCATCGTGTAGAGGGGGTTGTACGCTGGGTTCGCCGTAACTAACTGTCCATAGGGGATAGAGTTGACGTTGTCTACACCAGCGAAGCCCACGACTTGGCCTGACACCATGGCCTGCCCAGAGGTGTTCGTGAAAGAGATAAAGTGCTCTTCGAACATCTGGCCAACAACACCGCCGCTCATGCCGACGTCGAGGGTAAGCTCGTTGCTGTTGAGGCGTATCTCGCCGAAGCCAATGGTGCCTGTCGCGCCAGAGGCGAGCTGCACCGAGGTGAACTTGCCAATGCTGGGGGCAGATGCACCGATGGGCGTGCTGTTGACTGTGCTGCCTGTGATGGTCACGCCGTCTGCAGTGCCGCCAGTGATGTCCGACTCGTCAATCGCAGAAGCGCTGATGTCCAAGTCAGTCGCGGTAGTCCCGTCCATCGTGCCGTCAACAATGGTGTTGCCAGTGAGGGTGGAGTTCTGAACCGCGCTGTCTACGATGGTGCCATCGCTGAACGAGCTGTCTACGATGTCCGCGTGTGAGATGTCTGTAGTGACAACGTCGTCGATGTCCTCAAAGATGATGTCTGCGACTGTGACGGTGCTAAAGCCTGTCTTGGCCACCACGATGTCGTAGCGGTCATCAGGCGCGTAGAACTCAACAAGCCCTGTACCAGTGCTGGTGAACGGGTTTGTTTTCGCCGTCACGCCGTTGTCAGAGTACAAGGGCGCAAGTGTGTTTGTGCCGGTCACATAGACTGTGACAGACGCGTTAGCAAGAGGCGTCAGCACACCGCCGTTGCCTGCTGCTGTGATGGTGTCGGTGAACTTTTGCATGTCTAGCCTTACTTCTTAGTGCGGCTCGCAGCGCCGTCTGTGGAATCTGCGACACCGCGTGACATAAGCCCGCTGGCCAAGCCGGTGGTGTAGGACTCTTGAAACATGCGCGCACGGCCTGATTCGACGTGTTCGGCGTCCAGTGATTCCATGAGCCAGCACACGCCGTCCAGAATCGTAGGTAGGTACGCGTCGCTCAGCTCAATGACGTCGTCAATGGCGTAGTTGGGTAGCGTCTGTGCGTAAGCAACCGTCAAGGTCTCGCCACCAACTGACGCTGGGTAGATGTAGAAACGGTTGGGGTCGCGTGGTGCGCGCATCCACTGCGTCATGGGGCCAGTCTGGGACTGCCGCCAGCTTGGAAACATAGTGTCTATGGCTTGCTGGTCGACTTCTTTTGGCACGCGCCCTTCAGAGTTAGCCAGCACGTCCATAAAACGCATTGATTCGGTTGGGGCGCTCTGTAGCGCACCCGCAACAGTGACAAGTGGTGTCACCTTGATAAACAAATCGGGGCGGACAACCAGCATCCGTTTAATGATCTGGTTCGTCTTGCGCACGATGTAATCGTCGCTGTAGCGGTATGGAACCAGCTCGTCGAGAAGCAGCTCACGTGCTTCCTGTACGATGTCAGCGACGGTAAAACTCATGGCATGCCTCGTGAAGCCTCTTCGCGTAAGTCGTCTTCTGTGAACTGGCTCACCTTGTTCGCAGGCTTCTTCTTAGCAGCGGGCTTAATAGCTTGTGTGGGTGCTGTTGGCGCACGCTCTGGGAACGCTTCAGCTTCAGTGACTTCCTCGCAGATGGGGTCTCGTGCGAGTATCGGGTTCCATTCGTAGATGGTGCCGTCGTCTTTGTGTCGCAAATAGCGCATAGTCGCTCCTTCGTGAAAATAGGCGTGGCCGATTAAGCCACGCCTTATTCTACCTCTGCAGCGCGCAGACAGCTAGTGTATTCGCGCTAAAAGGGGGCTTGCGCCCCCTCTATTTACAGGGTAACTACCGCCTGTGCCAAGGCTTCGCCCTTGACCACTTTGTAGCCGTACACTTGCAAACCACGGATGATGTTGCCGAATGTAGACTCTGCGCGCAAGCTTTCCATTTCGGTCATCTGTGATGCGAATGTCAAGCCCATCTTGTGGCCAGCTACAACGTCGAACTTGCCGGTGGCTACGTTCAAGTTGTGGCTAACGTACACAGTGAAGCGGTCGATCATGCCGACGCGACCGTTACGCACGATTGAAGTGCCGTCACCAGTGATGGAGGCGTCTTTCAAGTCAGACTTCTTAATCAAACCAGCCATTTTGGCGGGGATGACAACAAAGCGACCAGCTTCAGGGGCGTTGGCTTCGTCCAACACTGTGCCCATGTCGACCAACAAGTCGATCACGTTGTCCTTGGTTACAGCTACTGGAGTGCCGGTAGTACCCAAGTTGATGTCGCCAGAGATACGGCCAGCGGTTGCGCCTTTGTTGGTGGCAGCGATGCCAGTCAACATACCGGCCAACACGTTTTGGTCGATCTTGATCTTCATCTTCTCAGATGCGTCCTTGGCCCAAGTGTCCATCAAGTTGATGTCAGCTTGAACTTTGTCCACGTCGTCTTCGATGGCAGCGAAGTACTCGCCTTGGTCGATCAACAACTGGATTTTTGCCTTGTCTGGACGCTCTAACTGCAGGGTCATGCCCTTTTCGTACGAACGGATGGTCAAGTCAGGAGTGGTACGGATGTTAACCGTGTCACCCATAGACTTGATGTCACCTTCGTAGTCGGTGTTAGAGATAGCTGCCAGAACGGTAGCGTCGTAGAAATTCTCGATCAGCTTGGCTGACCAAATTTCTGGGATAAAGTTGCCGGTGTAAGCGGCACCGCCTGTGGCGACTGGAAAAGCCATGATGGACTCCTAAAAATCAAAAAAGAAGAGTTGAGCTGCGATTAGGACACTCGTCCCTCACGCTGGGCCAAAAATATATCACTCTCCAACCTCTTCGCTTCGTCCTCACGGCCTTTGTATTGGCCGGTCATCTTGTCTTTGAAGAACGCTGTAATCTCGGGGCGAGTCCACTGTTTCTTCTCAGGCGCAGTTGGCGGTGTGGTGCCAGAAGCACGACCGGGAGCGATTTGGCGCTCCAACTGACTGATGTTTGAGGGCTTGTTCGGAGCTTGTTGAGCGGGTGCAACACCGTTCTCGCGCTTCCACGTCTCGAAAATGCTCACAACACGACCCAAGTCGAGGTTGTCATGTGCATCGGTCAGGAGTGTCTGGCGCTGTAGACCTGATAACGGGTCTTTAGAGAGCAACCATTTATGAAACCCTGCGGTTTCATTCACTGTCTGCCAATCTGGCACGCGACTAGCGAGTGCTGCGTAAAACTTCTCGTGCGTAGTCTGCGCCTGTGCGTGCATTACTTGCTGCACAGCAGGGACTACACCCTGAAGTTGGTCAATGCGGCCCATTAGCTGCTGCACTGCTTGCGCCAGAGGCATGACTTCTTCGCGGGTGACGCGGCGAGCGAACTCAACCATGTCTTCCCCGTACTCGGAGACGTCTTTGTCTGTTACGTGGGCAGGGCGGTTGTCGCTTTGTGAGGGCGACACTTGCATCTGGGCGATCAACTGCTCCATGTTGGACAATCGATGCGTGGTCTCATCCAACTGACGCTTTTGCGTGTTGTAGACACCTTGCAGCGAACGCCAGCGTTGGGCATACGTATCGCTATTCTCGTCACTGTCTGAAGTGGCGTTGTTTTCGTTGGCGGGTGCAACTTCTTGAGCTTCTTGCTCCGCGTTTGCATCATCTTGTGAGCCGTCATCAGCGCCAGAGGCGTCTTCGCCCTTGTCACCATAGACTTGCTCCGCGATAACGTTCGCTTCGTCAATCTGCGCTTGGAGTTGAGTTGGTAATGCCATTTTGAACCTTGCTTTCTTGCTAAGGAGTTAAGACCGTATGAGCTGCCGAAATTCGGTCAGACACTGCACCCGGCCTTTGTAGGTGCTGAAGTGTTCTTGGGTGCCGTTGGACATGGATTCCAGCTCGGCGTTGCGCAGGCGCTCAAACATCTCGGAGAAGGCAGGGTACTGCTTCCCGATCTGCTTAAGCATCTTTGCTTCGTCGTCTGTGAACTGTAGTCGCACGGTTAAAACACCTCTAATTTCTCGTAACTATACAACAAAATAGTGGGGTGTCAAGCCCCACCGTTGCCGGTTATTTGGTTAGATACTACGTTGCCCGAGTCGCCGCCACCCTGTGGTGCGCCATCTGGGCCTACTTCCGCAGGAGCCTCTGTCGGTGCCTGCCCTTCGGCCTGCATCGCAGCTTGCTTTTCCTGTGCCTTGCGTTGCAGCTCCTGCTGCACTTCCAACTGCTCGTTGGTAGGGACAATGTCGTCCACTGGCATGGACAAGCCCTTGGCCACTTCGCGCAGGATGGCTGCGCGTCCCATGGGGCCCACAATCTGTGAGTCGATGGGGTTGGCTGTTGCTTGCAAGAACTCGACTCGGCGTACGTTGAGCTGTTCGCGGTTGGCCAAAGTGACTGCACCACGAGGAATAATCTCGCAGTCGCCCTTGAGCTTGGCGTCGTCCACGTACTGCATGTTCCAGTTGTACTGGGCGTGCACGATAGGGCCAATCACGTCGAAGTCAATGTGCATGATGGTCTGGCGGATGCCCTTACCAGCGGAGCCCATCAACATGGACAAGCCAGAGGCTGTGCGGCCTGCGCCACCAACTGCCCCGTCGCCGTAGACGTATGCGGGTATGCCTGACTGCTCGTCTGCCATGCGTGCGAACTGGCCGTACACACCTAACAACGCGCCACTGCGGTCATCAGGCTGGTTAAAGCGAACAGCGGCTTGGCCTGAACCCAGTGGGTCAGACACAGTTTGCCATATTTTCCAAGGGTAGACCTTGGTGACTTTCTCGCCCTCAGCCAGACGGTCAACGCTGACCTCTACCTGTGGACCAGATGCCAGACCCATGTTGTTGGCCAATGCGCGGGCTGCTGCGTTACACATCGCCTGCACGTCTTCGATCAGCTCAGGGTAGCTAACGCCCCACAGTGCGCCGGGGCGCTTAACTGCGGAAGTCATGCGGTAAGGTTTGCCGCCCAACGGGTCGTAGTTCAGTGTGGCTTTGATGACCCAGCGGCCTACCAACCAGACGCACGCGTCGTACATCTTGGCGGGGTCAGGCACTTCTTCTGCGTCTAGGCCGAAGTCGATCAAGTCTTGGCCGCTTACTGCGCCCCAGAACTCAAGCGCGTCGTACTTATTGCTGTCTTCGCGCCAGATGCTGAACTTGTTCTCAAGCTCGGCCTTGGTGTGCTCTGCAGACCACAACCACTCAGAGTTGCTGCCTTCTGCGAGCACTGCGCGAATGGCACCGTCGTCGTAGCCGGGTACACCCAACAAGTCAGACAGGTCAGCCTTAGACAGGCGGTGGTGCTCGATGCAGTAACCTTCGCTCAGCTTGGTAATGCCCGGTTCTGGGTAGATGCGGAACGGGTCAACACGGCTGTAAGTGGGCAGTAACTTTTCCTGCACTTCAGGCTTGTAGCTGCCGTCAGGTGATTGCGCCCAGTCCAACTGCTTAACGCGGCGAACCGTTGGGCCCTTGAGCACAGCAGCTGGGTACGTGGACAAGTCACTGATGAAGGCGTTAAAGCCGTCAACCATACCGCCTTCGGCGAACTGGTCAGAGATGTAGCGCTTCATGCGCTCGGCGCGGTCTGCTGCGTCTTCCATCAACTTAACGCGCACGTCTTCTTCAGCCTGCTCTTCAAACGTAGCCATCATGACTTCGTCCAAAGGCTGGTTGTTCTGAATAGCCTTCAGCACGTTAGTGGACACCTGCTCAAGGACTTTGTCCTTGTAGTCTGGCGGCATGTCGGGCATCGGCGTGGGCTTCAAGTCGAACGGGACCATGCCCTCATCCAACAAGATGTCACGCAGCCATGACTCCGCACCGCGACACTTGGTCTCGGTCAGCATCATGAAAATCTCAGAGCCGCCAGTTTTGCGAATCTCGTTGAGTTTTTCAGGCTCATACTCGCCCGTGCGCTGGCGCAAGGCTTTGAGCATGGCTTTCTCTATGGGCTGCTTCGCGTCGCGTGCAGACTCCCAACACTTGCGTACGTGTCCGGCCAAGCCAGACAACACTGGAATCTGTTGGCGTAGGGCCGCTTGTTCGGCCTCATCTTGCCTTGCTGATTCTGCGTCGAGTTGTGAGTTCGACTTAACGACGATAAGACCCGCCATAGTGCTTAGTCCTTGGAGTTTGCCGCAGCTCGCGTAGCCAAGCCGCAGCCGTAGCCTTGCTTCACATAACCTGCGGCCTTGCGCAAATTCTGTGTGCTTGTTAGCGCGGCTGCTTTAGATGAAGATTCCTCAATAGCTTCCATGTACAACTTGCCCCCGGTCACGGTCTTGCTGCCGCCATCGTCGAACATGCCGTATGAGGGCTTTTCTGCGCGGATGCCGGTGTTGTCCATCTTCGGATTTTCAGAGTAGATGGTGCTGGACTTCGTGTTCTTTATAGCCATAGGGCCTCCGTGGGATGTACCTGCGCTAATTCTACACCTGTTATGCTGTGTGTCTAGTCCCTATATCCACCCAGCCATCGTGGCATTTTCAATCACGTGGGCTTTGCGCTTATTCGCCTTGCCACCCTGCTGCGCATCTGCGTGCATGGCCAAGTACTGCATGGCGTCTGAGATGTGCGACGCTGCGTTCTTCTCTGGGGTGTCCTCAAGCTCGCCGTTGTTCTTGAGTTTGTACCTGTACTGGCCACGGAACGCGTTAATCAGCGGGCGACAGCTCGGGTCGATCAGCAGTCCAGCGCCAGTGTCCACCTGCCTGTTGAGGAACTGCTCCACGGCAGAGACTCGTGCGATGATGCTGTTGGTGTAGGCGGGCTGCGCCTGCAAACCCTCTTGCTCGAGGATGTCGTACACCGTGCGCTCATCAGTCTGCGCTCTGGCTGTACCCGCAGGGTCACCAATGACAAGTATGGGTGCCCCCGGGAATGTCTGCGCCAGCTCAGGTTTCAGTATGGTGCGCAAAAAGCGCAGCAATCCCATGCCGTCAGCGGTCAGTGCCCTGTATATACGCAGCCGCCCCAAGGCGTCCAACTGCCCAATCACAGCTGATGGGTTTAAGCCGAAGTCCATGCCGATCAAAACAGGCCGTAGACCGTTCAATATAGGTATCAGCGGCTTCTTAGCCACGTGGTAGTCGCCGTCGAAGCTCCTAAACACGGGCTGACCGGCCAACGACTTGCCGAATTTCGAGTTAATGTAGACGTCGATGTAGTCCTGCGTCTTGCCCTTGGCCAAGTTGTCGTAGTAGTTACTCGGCAGGAGCTGCACCCAATCCGCCTCTGGACTCAAGCCCGACGGCTGAATCGTTACGTGGCAGTTATCTGGTGGGTCCATCAAGAGCTTTT